CTATCTATCATTTTTGGTTTCTTCCTTTCACACATTGGTTCATTCCTTATTGTATTTCTTAGTATTTAAAGTTATTGGTGCTTTTGGTTTTTTAATTGTTAAGTTATGTTTTTTCATTAGCAATAAAACAGTACAGTTATTACAAGCTTTAATATGTTGCTCTAGTTTATTATTCATTGGCTTTTGGCAAAAGATACATTTCATAATATATCAGTAATGGGTAGTGGACTAAAATCTTCTCCTATGTTTTGATCATTTTGACCTAACATCTGTTTACCTAGCCAAATAAGCATAGTCGTATTGCCTGTCATAGCAACATCAAATTGTTTCTTTCTAAGTCTAATTTTTCCGTCTGATTTCCCTTTTGCTATTTCTACCGAATAATTATTTGAAAGTGTATCAGGATCACATTTAAAAAAGTGTGCCATTTCTTGAATTGTACAATGATAACTTGCTAATGCAGTAACTTGCTGTCTATCTAGAACGATAGCAGGTCTTCCAACTTTTTTCTTTTGCTCTTTATCCATAATTACCGAGATGTCCTCGTACTATGGCTATTACTACCTTTTTAATGATTTGTAAATAAAGTCTAATAATTTAGGATTTTGATATAAAACGTGGCAAATACCACTTCCTAGCGAGTTACATACTATTTCTTCAGCTTTTGCAGGTAAATCTATTTTATACTCATCATGTAATAAATGGAATACTTCATGTAATATTGTATTAGTCATTTCAATATCGCATAGTGATTTATCTAAAATGATTTGGTTTTTATCTGGGCAAAACTCTCCAAAGATTTTCTTTTTCTGTGCTTCTGATTTTTCTATGTATTCTAATTTTACAAGTCTGCTTCCAAAGACAATGTTATTAGGTAATGTCATTTACAAATTCTTATAATCACAGCTAGTATTAAAACTAATATCACTAATAAAACTATACAAACAAAGAAGTAAGTCATTTTTTCTTTTTAACTGTTTTTTTTGGTACTCTATATGTTCCTTTAACTCGTTTGTTTGTTATTAAGACTCCAAGACTTGATGATGTAGTTTCATTTGCCATTATATTTTATGTTTAATTTTATTAATCATTCTTATTAGTTCTATTCGGTACGTTTGTGAAGTACTAAAATTATCAAGTGTTTCAGCTAATCTAACAGAATCTTTAGTTCTAGTTCTAAGATTTCTAAAATCTGAATAATGATGGTTAGTATTTAATATGTTAATATAGTCTTTGACTGACTGACATTTAGAATGATATGTTTTAATACGCCAATTAACTCCATCATGTTGTTTAAGTGGTAATATACCATTTTTTGACCAAACTCTGACACCAAACAATGCGTTCCCTTCCATAGCAAATCTACTTGTTCCATGATTAGATTCCACTATTGATTGTGCTATTATTAAAGTTGTTGGTACTCTCAGTTTTTCATCTAAGTCTAAATTTATAAAAGCAATACACTTCTTCATGCTTTCTATAAACTTGTCATTTGAACTTGTTTCTACTTTAGGTTCAAATATGCCTATCTTTTTTATTTCGTCTATTGTGTTTTTTCGTATTTGGTTTTTTGTTTCTTCATTTGGAAAATACGTTCCAGCTAAAAATACACAAAGTAAAAATAAAGCGATTATTGTATAGTCGTAGAGTTTCTGCGACATAAATTCAATGTTCATTATTTATGGTTGGTTATGATAACCTTCCAGCTTTACAGCTTATCTAATTAGATTATTCATCGTCAGAATCTTCTTCTTCTGAATCTTCGTCTTGATCTGAATCATCTTCGTCCTCATAAGAATCATCTTCAAACTCATCAAGAGATGCTTCAATCTTATCTCTGATCTTTGCGTTCAGGTCGTCTGCCTTATCCAACAACTTTAATATTTGCTCTAGTGTTTTGTCCATAGCAATTACTCCTTTGTAGGTTATGTTTTCTCAATAGATTAATAGTTAAACTATTGCAATATATTTAATTTAAAGTGATTTGTTTTATAATAAAAGTGTAAATAACCTATTGATTTTAAAGACTTTTTTACTTTTCATAAAATATTGGTTCTCCCATTCCTTTTTTCCAAAAATATAATTCAAGATTAGGAAAATTTTTTCTAAGTCCTTTTAGTATTTTTTTATTATCTTCGTAGTGGCGTTCAATTTTAAAATGTTTTATAACCGCACCTTTAAATTCAATAACATTCTCAACACTTCTAGATTTTAATAATAAATATAAATCAATTACTTGATTAGGATAATTTTTATTAAGCCATTGTTTTGTAATGGCATAAATAATAGGATCATTTTTTCTTGCTGAAATTGCATAAAATTTATTTTCTTTAGGTTGTAATAATTTACCAGCATTTTGATACCAGTAATTTAAAAATTGTTTTCTTTCATTCCTTTGTAAACCATTCATCTTTCCCCATTTTATTGTATTGGGTGGTGGTTGTTCAGCTAAAACACCGTCAATATCGTATGATACTATCATAATCAAATTTAATATTATCTAAATAATTTTTTTGTTTGTTCCATATTGTTTGCCTGAAGTCATTATCAGAATTAATAAAATCAATTATATCTGTATATGTTTCAACTGGATAACACCAATTTAATCCATAATTACCTTTTGGCGAACATACTGGGATTCCTGCATAAACGGCATGAAAAGCCCTACCAGTTCTCCAAGAAGATAATTTATGTTTATTGTCATAAATTGTTAATGAACTATTAAATTTTCTATAAAATTCACTTCTATTTTTTTGATCTGGCATATCAACTATATTTGCTTCAAAACCTATCCATTCTTTTTCTTTACCAGCAATAGATAATTGTTTGCATTTTAAAAACTCATTAAAATATTTATTTCTTCCATTAGGTCTGCCTATATAAATCATTTCAGGATTGTTAATATTATTGAATTCTTTAAATACCATTCCTTTAAACATTGGGATATCTACTACTTTGGTTTTTATTGGACATTTTAAAATCTTTTTTGCCTGTAAAGTGTTCACAGCATTAACTCCAACAGTCCATCTTTCCCAGTTTTCATTGTCTAATAGGTTCCATAAAAAAGGTAGGTCTGGATCATCATTAATAAATAAAATATTACCATTAAATTTCTTTATTATTTCAACAGTGTTGTCCCAGTCTTTTTTATAAAAGTTATAATTAGTCCCACCAAATTCTAATATAAGAAATTTAAATTCATTATTATTAATAGGTAAATTTGTTTCATCACTCGTTTTTGATAATAATTTAATTTTGTAATTAAGGTTTAATAGATTACGAAGTAATGCTACTCTTTTTTCAACCCAAGAACCTCTTTTACCTTTTTCATTTAAGGTTAATCCTATTTTACCAGATACCCTTCTATATCCTATCGTAATTCCAGTGTTTGTGGAGTTTTTGTCTATAAATTCTTTGACAAAATCCATTAGTTGATAGAGTCGCCGACTTTTCTATTTTTAGCTATTTCAAGTTCTTCTTTAGCTGAACCACAATGAACCATATTTTTTCTGTAATAACAAACTACGGATATTCTTTCAAAAGGTTTGTCGTGTATAAATTCAGTATTCCCGTGTAGTTCGTGTACGTCAAATAAAGCTAGGTCACAGTTCTGAACATTAACTGCTACCCCATATTTTGGAAGAACTGTATATCCACCTTTATATGTCCCAGTAGATAATACTCCTAAGTTTCCAAATCCTTCTAATAAATCTCCAGCGTCATAATGACAAGCAGTTCTAAAATTTCTATTAACTGTTACTGTTGAAAATACTGTATTTGGCATTCTAAAATCTTCGTTAGTTAATTCCCATTGTTTTCTTTGATTCTCCCAGCGTTCAGGCAATGCTTTTTTAAATAGTTCAGAAATTAACTGAATATAAGGTAATGAACTTTTGTAAGTATCAAAATTTTTATAAGTAAATTCTGTTGTTCTGCAATATGGTATTCTTGGGTATCTATCAGCATAACCTATGACACTAGATTCAACTGCTTTAGCTTTTGGACTATTAGATAATGTTCCATCTTTCTTTAAAGGTATAAATCTATTGCCAGTTATTTTTCCAACTGTCATTCCGTCAAATTTATCTCCTACTTTTAAATCTTTAGGAAGTTCCCCAGACGCCATACCTCTGTTATTAGATTTAGAGATTGCTTTGCGTAAAGAATAATATGCTTCTTTAGCTATATTAGAAGGAATACAGTTCTTTAAAAATACTGCTAAAGGGTTTCCGTCTGGTTTTAAAATTATAGTATTATCTTCCGCAACTATTTTAATGTAGCTTTCATCAAGATATTTGCCTTCTAAATCTTTGATTTGCTGGTCGTTAAGAATTGGTTTTGCTATTATTGTATTCATTTTCAACTGCTTTAAAAACTGTGTCTGTGAGGTTATCAATCTTATAAACACTTTTCAAGTAATCTATCATCTCTTTTAATTTTGGTTCGCTAGTGCTATCTAGAAATAATTGAACCATTCTTACTTGTGAGTTTGGTGCTTTAATTTCTCCCATATCAACATTCTGGAAGTTATTATTAGCTGGTTCAAATACTGGAACTACATCTTTAAATAGATCTTCAATTTCTTTTTGGTCAAAACCTAAGATAGTCTTATCAAAGTTTAGGGTTTCTAATTCTTTAATTTCTAAATCAAGTAACTTGTTATCCCACAAAGAATCTTCATTAAGTTTATTGTCTGCAATTCTATACGCTTTAGATTGTATTTCAGTAAGATCAGCTATTAATACAGGTATTTTTGTTAATCCTAATTTTTTAGAAGCTTCATATCTAGTATGACCGACAATGATTGTTTTATTTTTATCAACTACTATTGGTTGTTGAAATCCAAATTCAAGAATAGAACTGGCTACTTTATCTACGTTTAAATTTTTTCTTGGATTATTAACGTAAGGTATTAAACTGTTGATATCTAAATATTCTATTTTAGTATTTTCAATACTCTTATTTAATATTTCTTTTTGCATCTGCTTCCTTTAGTTTAGATAATGTATATT